GTGGTATCTACGTGAGGCAGAAAACGTATTTAGAGCACATCACGGAAAAAGACATTCTATACGACGGGGAACGTGGAATCTATGAAAGTGAAGTCTGTGATTATTTAGATGTAAAATGCGCTGGTATGCCTCAGAGGTGTAAGGATTTATTTGTGGAGAGTATGAAGGAAGATCGAGTATACGATGAGAGCCGTAGTGAAGAGGAAAAGGCTTTTTTATATGATAATCAGGTGCCGATTGTACGAACGATCAATGATTTTAAACGGGGGTTAAAAATACCCGGAAAGTTACTACCAAAGCGGATGCCTGGTGGGGTTGTACTTATGGACACGTATTACGAAATGAGGTGAGAGCATATGGATAAAATCAAAGTAAAGTATCACAATCCGATCTGTACGATTGAAAAGATTCGTGTTGGAGACTGGATAGATTTAAAAAGTGCCGAGACGATCGAAATTCGAGAAGGTGACAGCGCAAGAATTAGTTTAGGGGTATCCATGGAGTTGCCAAAAGGATATGAGGCCATTCTAGCGCCAAGGTCCTCATTGTTTTCGAACCATGGTTTGTTGATGGTGAATTCCATTGGAATCATAGATTCCAGTTATTGTGGAGATCGTGATATATGGAAAGCCGAGTTTTACGCCACCAGATACACAAAAATTTATGAGGGAGAGCGTATTGTACAGTTTCGTATTTTGAGAAATCAGCCTGAGGTGCAGCTTGAAAACGTACTAACCTTAGAGAATGTCAGTCGTGGTGGATTTGGAAGCACCGGCTTATTCTAATGTTTCACGTGAAACATCTAAAAAGAGTGGGTTTACACCCACTCTTAAAATATATCTATAATCATAGCACAGAGAATGCGACCGACCAGATCGAAAATGGACCACGGACGTATCTTTCAACGTGGTGAACCCGTGACACATCATAAACTGTCACTATGACAGATATCACAAGGATAAGAGAGCCATGACAGCGCTTTTACATTTCAAATTCTGAAAACGGAAACAACCATAATCAAAAAGCTGTCTCAGTGGCTGTATAAAGAAGCGGTACCGATTCATCATGACGTAATTAATGCTGTGGTCATCGGTTGTCACCGCAATTTTTGTAGGAAATGACTGGTCGACTTTTTCCGAGCAGTACATAATTCCATCTGAGGTAAACTCATTGATGCTATAATAGCGGTCTTGGAATTTGATCGTACAAATATAACGGCTTTTTCCAATCATTTTTTCGATAAAGGATTTATTATCATTGAGGTAGATGGACTGACCAGCATATGCAACATATTTTTCGCCGCTAAACGCCTGGTTAAAGGAGGAACTTAAGACCGCTTGGGACGCGCTCTCATTAAAGTTTTGTTCCAGTACGAACCCATTTCCACGCAAGAACTTTGTGTTTTCCTGCAAGCGATCAGAGATACCAAACGAAACATAGTAAGGATTTAATAAAGAAACGGGGTTGGAGAGCATAATCACGGGAAGGTATCGTGTCTGCTCCCCTTTACCCCTAGCAATTGAGGTTCTAAGAGAGATAAACTTTGTCAGTTCGTTGGAACAATAACGATTATTTTCAGACTGAAATTCATCAAAAAGGAGGCGTTTCACATCGCTAAATACGTGAGACAGTTTTTTCAACTGCTCAGCTGTATTGATTGCCAACGCATAACCACATACCGTATTATTCACTACAAGTTCTCGATACAGACCTCTAGACTTTGGAACACTTTTCATTTCCAGTGTCGGAAAGAATAAATTACCAATTTCACGAAAGAACTTTTCTTCCACGTCATCAAGTTCATACGAATAACGATACAGTAAGCCAAAACATTCCCCATGTTTGAGGAAACGATTCATAAAATAACGGGAGAAATACGTTGTTTTTCCAGCGGTTCGGTTTGACGTGCAGATAAAGATTTCAGGTTTCTTTCCATTTAGGTCTGTCATGCTTAATAGTTTTGTTCCGTCGTAATATTTTGTCTCTGTTGCGCTCATCTTTTTTCACCTCTATAATATTATAACATATCTATTGCTATTAAGCAATAGATATGCTATAATTAACATAGGTAAGGAGGTGATGAGGATGTTCAATTCCGTTGTGATTGCACTGGTGTTTAATGGCTTAGATATCCTATCAGGATTTATTGCAGCGATCAAGGAAAAACGGGTGCAGTCATCAAAACTAAGAGACGGTTTATTTAAAAAAGTGGGATTCATATTTTGTTATGGGTTAGCGATACTTGTTGACCTGTATGGGAGCCGCATTGGTATGAATTTAGGCGTTGATATTTTACCGATTATTATTGCTTATGTCGGTGTTACGGAAACCGTTTCCATTGTTGAGAACATCTGTCGGATTAACAGTGACTTGTTACCGGATAAACTGTTAAAACTGTTCCATTTAGATAAGAGAGAGGATTCTTAATGCCGAATATTAATCAAGCATACTCTTGGGCTGTGAATACTTGTAACGCTCCCAATGTTGGATATTCTCAAGCTTACCGAAACCAACAAACCATTGGCGGAATCACGTACTATGACTGCTCTAGTTTTATTTGGTACTCTTTGATCGCTGGTGGTTTTCCGTGTGTGGAAGCGAACAATGGCAGCACTTGGCCATTTGTCACGTACACGATGGGGCCCATCCTATTAAAAATGGGTTTCCAAAAAGTGGATGTAAATGGACAATGGTTGCCTGGTGATGTGGCTGTCAGTTACACCCACACCGAAATGGTATACAAGGGGGGTTTGGCATCCGGGGTATGTATGGGCGCTCACACGAACAATGCTCCTCTCGCAAACCAAGTATCCATTGGTTCTTCCGGTGGAGACCCCAATTATGTATCGACACCTGCACGGTTTCCAGACCTGTACCGATTTGGGGAAGGTGGCGCATCTGGTTATGGGTATAGCTTACCTGTGATTGCCGCTCTTTGTGGTAATTCCTGGAGAGAGTCGAACATTAACCCGGGGTTGGAAGAGAAAGGAAACGGAATCGGCTTTGGACTCTTTCAGTGGTCTTTTGAACGTCGAACCGCCTTAGAAAATTGGTTGAAAGAAAATGGTTATGAACTGACCTCACCAGAAGGTCAGTTGCAGTATTTGATTGTTGAGGATGAATGGCAAGGCAGCTTTGGTGGTATTTCCAGCTTACAGGAATTTTTAACTTCCACCTCAACCGATGTCCCGATGCTGGTAGAGGCATTTATGAAATGTTGGGAACGTCCCGCTGAATCTGACCCCTCACAACGTGTCGCATGGGCGAAACAATGTCAGGACTACATCCTTGCGCACGCTAATGATACGTCGATTACCGCATGGGTGATTAGTAATGAATATCTTACTGAGGCCGAAATCTTAAACAATGCGGTGATGATGTACCGTTATTTGAGTAGTGGTGGCGGTGGTGGCGGCACGTTTGGGCGAGAAAACTCGCTGCCTGTCTATATGATGATTTTGCGGCATCCTTATTTATTTTAAATGTATGGAGGTGTTTCGTTGTGGCTGTTGTAAATAAAGATACGATTATGGAACGATTGAGAGAAAACTTTAATGACAATGATTCCGATGATGTCCTTGGCTTGTTGGAAGATGTGACCGACACCCTGAATGATTACCAATCTCGGTTAGAGGAAAATGGGGACTGGAAAGAACGATACGAACAGAATGATAGAGAGTGGAGACAGAAATATAAAGATCGTTTTTTCAATAATGAACCTGAGCCGGACCCGGAACCTGAACCAGACAAAGACCCGGAACAAGCAACGCCTACTACCTTTGAGGAGTTGTTTCATTTTGAATAAAGGAGGATATTGATTATGCCAAGAAGAATTGCAGTCGGCACGCTGAACGCAAGCACGTTAGATATTTTAAACGTGATTCGTCAAAATGCTAGTTATGAATACCAGAGTCAGGTGCCTGTCATTACGCAAGCAGTTGACATTCCCAAAGTCGGTGCTGTGATTTATGGTACCCCCGCACTCGCCAATCAGTTTTTAAATGCGTTGATCAACCGTATCGCTATGGTACGTGTACAGAGTGCTACCTTTAACAACCCGTATCGTGATTTGAAAAAAGGTTACATTGAGTACGGTGAGACGATTGAGGACATCTTTGTTTCCATCGCTAAGGTGGTTGAGTATACGCCAGAAAAGGGTGAGGAACGTGAGTTCAAACGAACCCTACCGGATGTAAGAAGTTTGTTCCATGTCATTAATTGGCGTGTGATGTATCCTGTCACCATTCAGGATGAGGACTTAAAGCAAGCGTTCTTATCCATTGAGGGTGTCCAGGACTTGATCGCTAAGATCGTGGACTCTGTTTATACCGCCGCCGAGTATGATGAGTTCCTGCTGTTTAAATACCTGCTGATTAAAAATATTACTAAGGGTAAGTTAAAACCGATTTCCATTGGTGATGGCACAGATCTCAAAAAAGCCGCCGTTTCGTTTCGTGGTACATCCAACTTGCTCCCATTTATGAGCGATCAGTACAACGCTGCAAACGTCTACACGACAACACCAAGAAACAATCAGCACATTTTTATGGACGCTACCTTTAACGCTCAGTTTGATGTGGATGTTTTGGCTAGTGCGTTTAACATGGATAAAGCCAACTTCATGGGACGCTTACACTTGATTGATTATTTTAATACCTTTGATAACAAACGGTTTGAAACCATCCGTGAAAATTCGACTGGACTGGAAGAGGTGACAGCTGAGGAGCTTGCGTTGATGTCAGACGTGAAAGCGGTTCTTGTGGATGAAAACTTTTTCCAGGTTTATGATAACAAAGACCAGTTTACCGAAAAGTATGTTGCAAGTGGACTGTACTGGAACTATTTCTATCATGTGTGGAAGACCGTTTCAACCAGTGACTTTTCGAATGCCGTCGTGTTCGTTTTGGACAGCGCAACTTTGACAGCACCTGAATCCTTAGAATTCATTGTAAGCAATACGGATACTTCAGATGAAGCTTGGACAATTACATTTAAATATAACAGTGATGATACTCTCGCTGATACTAGATACCAGTTCGTGCAGTCAGAAACCGCAACAAAAAATAGTATTGCTATTCAACCTTATGGAGCTATTATCGCTCCAATAGATAAGATTACTACTTCACTTCCTTTAGAGATTCAGATGGGTGGTGTTACCTATAAATCGACTGGAAGTGCAATTAATACTTGGAATGTAGGAACAAGGTTCACATTTAATAAAGCGGTAGCTGCAAAAAAACGATCCTGACACACCCATAGATTTAACTAAGAAATCGAAAAAATAATACACCTTGTTTCACGTGGAACCACATGTTTCACGTGGAACCACATGTTTCACGTGAAACATTTATTGGAGGTTTTTCTATGTATATTGCACCAGGTACAGCAGTCCGACTTTTGAGGAATATTCCGCTAGATAGTACTTACAATCATACCATTTATTTTGGTAGTCGTAGTGCGCAAACCTCATACTTTTCCAGTATGGCAAAATATAGTTTAAATGACTATACCTATCAACGTGTGAAACGTGGTGTGATACGTGTCGGAATTGTAGCAGATAATCTTTATGATTGTAATTACGTGATGTTCCAGAACTCTAATTTTGGAAGCAAGTGGTTTTACGCTTTTATTAAGAGCGTGGAATACGTAAATAATGAAACCTCAGATGTAACTTTTGAACTGGATGTGATTCAGAGTTGGTTCTTTGAGTTTTCCTTACAGCAGTGCTTTGTGGAAAGAGAACATTCTAGTTCCGATGAGCCTGGTGACAATATTTTACCAGAACCTGTGGAACTTGGTGAGTATGTGTACAACACCTACGAAAAACTCGGTGAGGAACTTGAACCCATGGCGGTGATTATGGCTGCGGCGGAAACGGGTGGAGAGGATACCAGCGGCGGTATGATCGACGGTGTCTACTCTGGTACCAAAATCACAGCCTTTAATTCCTCAGATGTGGAGGGTATTAACACTACGATTAAAGGGTTTATGCAATCACCGGATAGTATTGTTAGCATGTATATGTGTCCGGTCATCTGTACCGGGGGCGTCATTGAGGACGGCGGTACCATCATTTCTGGTGCTGGTGAGGGGCACGCCACGGGATGGTCACATACCTATACACTCGATGGGGTGGGGACTGGTCTGAATGGTTACATCCCTAGAAATAAAAAGCTGTTGACCTATCCCTATTGTTTCCTTCACGTCGATAATGGCTCTGGTCAGTCCGCCCAATACCGATTTGAGTTTTTCGAGGGCGGTATCCCGCAATTGCACTTGGATTCTACCGTGATTGCACCAGTAAAAATAACCTGTCGCCCTAGACGGTATAAGGGTAGCAGCGGTGTCAATCACACCGAAACCGTGACACTGGAAAATTACCCACAATGCTCCTGGAATATGGACGCCTATAAGGTTTGGCTCGCTCAGAACATGACACCTATGGTCATGAAGACCGTGAGCGGCGTGACAACTTCAGCCCTTAGCGCTGGAAAGGCTTTGGTGAACGCAAAAACAGGGAACCTCGCTGGTGCCGCACAAGGTTTGGCAGACTCCCAAGGCGCCATGCAGCAAGTACAAGAAAACATCCAGGCATTTATGATGGATAGTTATACCGCCTCGATTCAAGCGGACTTGTGTCGTGGGAATGTGAACAATGGCTCGATCAATATGTCCCATCAATACCAGAACTTTTATATCGGTAGGGCCGCTATTACCATGAACTACGCTCGGGCGATTGATGATTTTTTCACGGTATTTGGCTACGCAACCAAACGGGTAAAGGTTCCGAACCGTACCGCAAGACCACACTTTAATTATGTAAAGACCGCTGGATGTGTCGTGACGGGAAGCGTACCTGTGGATGACATGAATAAAATCTGTCAGATACACGATGCGGGTATTACCTATTGGAAAGAGCCTGGAAATGTTGGAAACTATAGTTTGGATAACAGCATCTAAATGTTTCACGTGAAACATTGAGGAGGTGAAGGACTTGGGGAGACGTAAACACACCGAATTTGAGTTGTCGTTACGACGCAATGTAAACACGAAAAATTTTTACTTTGACCGTTTAACGGAATTGGCCGTTTCCGTTTTTAAATGGGAGAACTTGCCGAATACGGTGGATTCCCGTTATTTGGAAATGTGTTTATTCCGTGAGGGTGCGGCGGTGTTCTTTAAAGATGATGTGGTTGACGACTATCTCTGTTTGTCGGTAAATCGAAAAGGACCATTTGATGTCTATGGGAATCCGTTACGCTGTCGTGCGTACTCTAGATACAATAACTACAATTGTGAGTTGACAAACCAAAATTCTGTTATTATTTATAATAACATGATGAGAACCAATAGTATCCGTGATATTAATTTTTATGCGGATAAATTGTATTTGATCGACCGTATTATAGATGTAAATATTAATGCTCAAAAAACACCGATGCTGCTGCAAGGTACCGATAAGCAACGTTTGACACTCCTGAATCTGTACAAAGAATATGATGGCAATGCCCCGGTCATCTTTGGTACGGATTCCCTGAATTTGGAGGGCATTCAGTCTATTAATACCTCAGCACCTTTTCTAGCAGATCAATTGTACGCTCTGAAAACAAAAATTTGGAATGAGGCTTTGACCTACCTCGGTATCGCTAACGTTAGCGATCAGAAAAAAGAACGTATGATTACAGATGAGGTCGTTCGTGGTATGGGCGGGACGATCGCAAGTCGTTTCTCTCGACTGGATAAACGTCGTGAAGACGCTGAGCGTATTAACCGCATGTTTGGTTTAGATATTAAGGTTAGCTATAAGGATATCAGCTCTGTGCTTTCTGGTGATGAGCTGCTACTGTTCGCAAATTACCCGAATGAGGGCGAACCAGGAGGTGACTTGGATGAGTAAGTATACCGTGGAAGTCCGTTTTATTTGTGAACAGAAAGCTGGTTTGACTTCTAGCGTGGGATGTGATAAAATAGATAGTGTAATAAGTAAGTCTTGGGATAAGATTTTTACATCAAAAGTGAAATTCTTCAGTGAAAGTTATCGAAAGACTCTTTGCTCGAAAATCTTGAAACACTACTACATGCAAGAGATTGGCTTTGAAACCGTTGGTCTGTGGATGTATCACTTGAATACCCGGCTAGAGGAAATTATGCCGTACTATAACCAACTCTATGAGTCCGAACAGCTTAAGTTTGACCCTCTGAATAACGTTTCCTTTACAAGGTCACATTTGATGGAGTTTGATGGTTTGGTACAGACAGAGGATTCTGGAACTAGAGATTCGAGTACCGATAGTGGTTACAAAGACACCAACCGAATGTCAGATACCCCTCAGGGTTCTCTAAGCGGGGTTGAGTCCATGAGATACTTGACTCAGGCAACGATTACCGACGGCACCTCTGACCAGACAACAAACGAAAATACCGAATCTGAGGGAAAAACAATCACTGACAATGAAGAAAACTTCAAAGAAACCGTTGAGGGAAAACACGGTGTCGATTCCTATAGCGATCTCTTAATGAAATACCGTGATACCTTCTTAAATATTGATTTACAAGTGATTGATGAATTTAAGGACCTGTTTATGGGACTTTGGTAAGGAGGTGAAAAAATGAGTTCTTTGGATACCATACGTAGATTCCCCTACTGTCAGAAAGTTCTTCCCGCAACCTATGATGACTCATTAAGTTACTATGAGTCCATCTGTAAATTGGTTACGAAAATGAATGAGATCATTACGGAACTAAATGCAATTGACCCGGAATCTATTTTGGAATTGGTCGATGATCGTGTAGATGAACGTTTGGTTGACCTGAATAGACAGATGCAAAACCTTACTGATCGTGTGAATCAGGTCATGGGTAGTGTAACATCTGCTCTCGAAAAGTATAACAATGAGATTACGATGGAGATGCATCGTCAATTGACGGAAATGACCGTACTACTTAGTACTCAACTTGCGGCTCTTAGAATTTATGTGAACAACCAAGATAATATGATTCTATCTGAATTGCGTTATCAGATTGAACTGCTGAAAAATCAGTTGCCGGATTTGACCACCGTCTATGTCTATTCCCCATTCTCTTCTCAGATTGTGGATATTCAGACTGCTATCAACGAAATTTGGGATAACATAAAAGTCTATTCCTTGACAGCCGATGAGTATGACGATATGAAGTGGACCGCTGAACAGTATGACGGGTTCCAGTTGACCGCTTATCAGTATGACTACTACTCTAGACGTTTTATTTGGAAAGACCCTAATTTCTATATGACCGATGTCTGGACGGGTGAGCAGATTCATACCAAAGAGGAATTGGATAAGTTGGCAACGCTTCATAAGGTTAATTCACTTAGAGCTGGTCAATATGATGCATTAGCGTTTACCGTTTCACAGTACGAATTAAATTCTTTTACTGCTGAGGAATATGATTGGAATTCTAAAAATTATTTAACTTTATATGCTGACATAATGTCAAATTTAAATAATAGAATTGGTAGATCATACAAACTATTAAAAACAAATGATAAATTAGAGTTGTTTACCTGCTCTTACCCATTAACCTTTAACATATTATCGCTGAATAAAACAGAAATTCCATCTCTGACGGCACCAGGTCAATTGTTAATATATTTTGGCGCTACCACTCAACCATTCATTCAAGTTGATATATATATAAGAAGTAATGGACCTAAGTTATTCACTGTCACTAATGAAAGTGAACCATATACATTATTGGATATAACTGAGGAAAACAAAGATTTAGAGTGTACAATATCATATGTTGGTACAAATACTGATACAAAGCCTGGTGTTTTGTACCCACTAATCGCACAAAAATTAAATTGGAGGTGTGTTCATTGAGCGCAACAAATAAAACTACGTATCTAGATTTACCACAATTTATCGGTACGGATGTGCCCTCTTGGTTGGGTGACTTTAATGGCGCTATGGAAAAGATCGACACGGGTTATAACAATGTCGATATCAAAGCAGGGCAGGCAGCGTCTACTGCTAATTCAGCATCTAGTAAAGCTGATATCAATACACAATCTATTACTAGCATTAATGCTGAGCTAAAAACATTAAAAGAGGCTGTTCAGAATTATGACAATATCCTGAACTTTAAAATGGTTACTTGTGTACCATCGCCAAACAATCTAAAAGCTGATTCATCTATGATTATGACTCAGAATACAAACAAAACTTTGGCATCCTTGAAATTTAATGCTACTATGTTATATCCACTATCTAACCCTAGTAAGTATGTGTTTACTTGGTCTGTTGGCGGCGGAACAACGACGTTTTATGATCTGTTCACGATTGAGGATAATTGCTTTAACCTTAATCAAACCGCACTACCTAGGTCAGCAGAGTGCTTGACGATTGGTGTGATGACTTATCGAAATGATTCAACGAAAGCAATATCTAGATTGTATGTGAGGGCTTGGTACGATGGTGCCACAACTCACGTTGGCACAATCTTTAGCAATGAACCAACAGCAAGCGTTACAATGTGGATGGATGGCTCGGTGTTCTTGTCTGGTAGTGTAATCTCTCCACCAGAACCTGAAGAAACGGAATAATTGGTAACTTTATCACATGTTTTTATAAGACTCCTGTATGTGTTTTGCAACAAAAAGAGAGGGTGAGCCCCTCTCTTTTTTCTATATTCGCTTGATACTTGGCGCCCATGCGTATCCATAGTATTTGTCAGCGATACAAACGTAAAACCAATTATCCTCATACCCGTATCTTCCTAGGACGTCTACCAGGTTGTGCTTCTTTAGTTGCGGGTATTTCGATATTAACGGACTCGCTTTTTTCGGTCGCTCATGCACACCTAACGTTTTCTGTACCTCACCTACAAATCTATGGAATCCTTCTTGTACATGACTATCCTTATCGCTCTCAATCACTAGCTCTTTTTGCGTCGCTGGTCCGCAATTTCCGTCCGGTGTTAATCCGTTCGCTTTCTGAAAGTTGATGACCGCCTGTTGGGTGTCAGGGCCAAAGTCACCGTCTGCTTTGATGTCATACCCACACAATCTCAGCTGCTCTTGCATCGCTTTTACTCCTACTCCCTTATCACCGTAACAATAAAAGTCTTTCACGGCGGTTTTGTAGTCAATGTATACATACCCATCAATCCCTGAATATACACGTGTGTATACTTTGTCAGCGACACATCCACCGTTCGCAACTACTTGGTTGACACTGGTCGCACTGGTGTTACCTTCATTCGTGTATATGTGTGTGCTGGTCACTTTCGTTACTCTTCCTATGTGCGCACCTTTTCGAAAAATCACTAGTGCTCCTAGTTTTGGTTCCATTCCCCATGTTCCAGATGCCTTTGCATGGTTCGTAATTGCGGTGCAGTTGTAAAAAACATCACCCATGATGTCTAGCGCTTTCTCTTTACCAAATATTTGTACACAAATCCAGAATTGGTACACCGCACACCACGGATGTCCTTGACATCCTGGTAATCCGATGTTGTCAATGTCTCTTGCGTATTTTGTGTAGTTGTTGTACCCCGCATTACCAGTTTTGCTGTCTAATTGGCTGTTCGATCGTTTCTCTAAATATCCGCTTTGCTCAGCCATTAGTTCGGCTGTTTTTGTCCATAAATCTGTACTCACTATGATACCCCCTTGCTCTGTATTCGATTTGTCGTATTTGATTAGGTTGAATTGATCTACCACTCTCATGCAGGTGTCGACGTAACTGCTGCTGGTGGCGTAGCCGTCATTTTTGATCGTGGTTAGGTACTCTCTTGGG